TGATTAATATCATCAGTCCGAAGCCCTGGATCATCAATCTCGGCAGACTTGGTCGAGTCGCCATGGTATTCGATCGCGCAGAGAATGGCGCTCTCTGGTATCCAGGCGGATTGGCTTATCGGAGCAATCTCAAGGCATCGCTCTTCAGCAAGGGCAAATATCAGGGATCGATCGATCTTGGAAGTGGACTGGTCACCAACGTCGGCGCCAACGCGATCGCCAATGAAGCTGCACTGTGGGCCGGCGCAGGTTTGGCGAGTCCCGCGGCAGGTCCCATTCACACGCTGAAACTTTCCAACTGGCATGCCACCGGCACCGGCACAACGGCGGCCGCAGTTTTGGACTTCAGGCTTCAGACTCTTTCCACGCAGGGCGGCCAGACGCCCGTAGCGGGCGCGCAAACGTGGATCAACACGATGGCAGTGCCCAAATACCAGACGGTCGCCACGATCGCTTATACGGGCACTGAGGCAGTCACAGAGTGGGGTCTGCATACCGCATCCACGCTGTCCGCGACGACTGGTTCGCCATTCACCGCCACGACAGCCACGACCTTCACGGCCACCGGCACTCCGTTCACGGCATCCGGCGTCAATACCCAGGGCCTGCAACAGAACCTGATCATCCCTGGCACGACCGCTTCGATCGCTCATATCGCCACCAACACGACCTCGGTCGGCACACTGGTCAATAACGGCACGACTGGATGGTTCAGCCAGGCGGCGATGACCAATGGCACGACTCCTGGCGGCACGGAAACCTATACGCTGCGGCCAATCTTCTGGGATCACAAAGTCTTCTCGGCGATCAACGTGGTCTCCGGAGATAGCATCCAGTTCACTTATCAGCTGACAGTCTCGAGCGGCGGTTGATACTTCACTCTAACGCATGGCTGGAATCGAAGCCGGCGTTGGATTTTCTGGGCAGCTCACTTTCAAGCTGGGATCGCCTTCGCTTAGGATTTGGGTCGGTCCAGTCCCTCAGCTGCAATGCCTGATCTCGCTCTTTGAGCCGACGATTTCGGCCAAGATCGCGCTTGTTGAAGACCAGATTAAGCTCAAGATCAAAGTCCCAGGAGATGTGTAATGGCTGATACTAAGATCTCTGCGCTGCCAGCCGCAACAACGCTTGCTGGGACAGACATCATTCCCGTTGTCCAAGGCGGGATTACCAAGCAGGCTGCGCTTAATCTTTATCCAGCGCCTGGTGTTGATACTTACATCCTTTTCAACAAGTCTGGAGTGCTGGGAACTGATCCCAGCCTCCAATACGCATATTCTACTGGCAGCTTTCTTTTATCCCTCAGCGGGAATTCAAATGTAGGAATTACAGTCCAGAATGTTAATGCCGGCACCTCTGCGCAAGCTACCTACATTGCCAAGAATTCCAGTAATCAGGCCAATTACGGAATTACTGGCACTGGGCTCACCCCAATAGGTTCGATTCTCGCCAACGAAGCTTATCTTTACACTGATTCACCGGTCGGCCTCTTGCTGATGTGCAACAGCACCACCGGCATCATCGTATTGGCCCCAGGAGGGACTGCAGAAAAAGGAAGGATGAGTGCCAGCGGTGGTCTCTCAATCGGCAGCACATTGGATCCTGGCGCCGGATATATCAATGCGCTCAAGGGGTTCATGATTAATGGCGTAGTCATTTCGGCTTCGCCAACCAAGGTAATTACTTACGCCGCTTTTGGCGGTTATACTTATACTCCAACTGTTGGCATTCGTGCACTCTGGGTTCAATGCGTAGGCGGCGGTGGCGGAGCAGGCGGAGTATTTACGCCCAGTGGCGCTTGGTGCGCGACCGCTGGCGGTGGGGGCGGCGGTGGTTGCTCTTACAAATACATCGCCAGCCCTGCTGCTTCATATTCGATCACAGTTGGTGCCGGTGGAGCAGGTGGAGCAAATACAGGTGGCACGGGAGGGACAGGTGGTGACAGTTTATTTGGTGCAACATCAGTTTGCACTGGCAAAGGCGGTGCTGGTGGCGTCGGAAGTGCCGGAGTGAATACTTTTCCGAATGTAACTCCTGGAGGAAACGGCGGCGGAGTTGCTGGCGGTATGGTGGGAGATGTCACAGTAAATGGCAATCCAGGTGGATATGGCTTGGCTCTCAGTGCTTCCGGCGGTCCAGGAGGTGCTGGCGGTGGATCAGGCTGCGGTGGCGGTGGTGGAGCTTATTCTGGAATTGTTGCTTTGGGTGCAGGAAGTGCTGGCACTCAAGGCGGTGGTGGTGGTGGTGGGATGTCCAGCAACGGGAGTGGTAACAGCGTAGGTGCAGCAGGCGGAGCGGGCTTTATTGTGATTATGGAATTCTTCTAAGGGCCGAAATGAATGACCGTATTTGCCTACGATCTTCTAGTTGAAGATGGGAGCTATCTTGATGCCGAAAACAGCAACCGATTAGCTCTCGAGCCAACCCATTGGTTTGGCTCGGATGGCGGCATTCTTTCGTTCATCGGGGCATTCCCATTCACGATCGTCTGGCTCCTGGTTGCCGCGCTTTCTTTTGCCGGAGCCTACAGCAAGGCCGCATCCAAGCAGCCGCTGGTGGCATTGCTGAATTTCATTGGCGGCCTCACTCGATTCACAACCAGATCTTTAACCGCCTCATTTGCTTTTCGAGTGTTCACCTTCCTGAAAACAGGAATCAAAACTTTCCCAGCTTCGCTTTCTTTCGCCGGAACTGTTATTCGGGCACTTTTCTGGCCGCTAACCGCTATCTTAAATTTCAGCGCATTCTTCCAGCCTCTCAAGATCGGTGGCCATGCCCATTTTCAATCCTTGGCCGGAACATTGGCGTTCGTTGGATCCTTTGCCGGCAGCCACATCCGCTTCCTGCTCATGCAGGCGCAAATGCTGTTTCAACAGGCTTTCCCTCCGGCCATCAGCGGATTGGTTGGATGGTGGAAAGCCGATTCACTGGGACTGGCTGACGGGACACTCGTCAGTTTCTGGAACGACTCCAGCGGCAATGGATTTACTGCCAGTCAGGGCACTGTGGCTCTCCAGCCTACATTCAAGACAAATATCATCAACGGCAAGCCTGTGCTCCGACATGCACCTGCTTCCGCACAGCAATTTCTGCGCACACCGGCCATTGGATTATCTCAGCCGGACACGATTTTTGTAGTCTGTAATCAACCCAGTAACACAGCAGACGCCCGCTTCGTTGAACATTTAGAAGCAGCAAATGCCCATCGACAACTTGTTACTCTGGGAGCCTCAAATCCTCCATATTATAGTGCTGGCAACTTAGTGATCTTTGCAGGAACAGGTGCGCCAAACATCATTGCAGATACAATAGATCACAGCGGCGCTTTCCACATTTTGTGTGCCGAGTTCAACGGCGCATCTAGCACTGGATCTGTTGATGGAGTCCAAACTCTTACGGGTAATGCGGGAACTAATGATCTAGCAAATGGTTTCGATACTGGAGTTGATGCTACAGCTTCACCAGGGCTTCCTGCTGGCGGTGATCTGGCCGAGATCATCATTTATAACCGGCTTCTGACCTCAGGCGAACGCACAGCGATTCATAATTACCTGGCAACCAAATACGGGATCTATGCAGTCAGCCCCAACATCTTCAAGAAAACTCTTAAAGCCTTGGCCGGCGCACTGGCATTCATTGGAAACATCCCTCGAGCTTTCAACCGCGGCCTTGCCGCTGCTCTGTCCTTCATCGGCGCCATCAAACGATTCACAACTCGCGCTTTTACCGCCGGCCTCAGTTTCGTTGGAGCGTTCTTCAAAACCGCCGGCAAATCGCTGTCGGCCAGCTGTCAATTCGCTGCAATTATCTCCAAGTCGGCCCTCAAACGCCTGACGGCCGCTGTTTCTTTCATCGGAACGCTGTTCACTAGCCACTTCTACTTTCGGATCCTGGCAGCGACATTGTCCTTTTCGGCTGCACTCATCAGGCAGGCTCTCAAATCTCTGCCGGCCAGTCTGGCTTTCGTCGGCGTGATCAACCGATTTACGAAACGGGCAATGATTGCCGCGCTGAGTTTTGTCACGGGCTTTTCCTTCGGAGTCGCCTATTTCTTTGGCGCGGTCCTGAATTTCTCCGGAGCGATCTCCAGGAAAATGTCGCGTCCCTTGTCGGCGACTTTGTCGTTTATCGGGACGCTGCTTAAAAACTACGCTAAGTCAGTCCTCTCCGCTTCACTTACATTTTTCGGAGCGTTCCAGAAACAGCCTCAAAAACTGTTCGCGGCCATTCTGAATGTCGCGGGATTTGTCGCCAAGCGGACCAGTCGCCTGATCACCGCGGCTCTCTCTTTCATCGGCGCGCTGTTCCGCACCAAAAGCCTTCTGTTCACTGCTACGCTTTCATTCATTGGCGCAATTAATCGGAATATAAACCGAATTCTTTCGGCATTTCTGCCCTTTATTGGCAGTTTAATTCGATTTTTCTCGAGGGCATTGCCTGCCGCGCTTTCCTTTGTCGGCGCGATCATCCGCCGCGCTGGGAAGCTTCTGCCTGGGAATCTGTCGTTCGCCGGAGCGATCAGCCAGTTCAAGACCAGACTCCTGGCCTCAATCCTGTCGTTTTCCGCATCGCTCAACAAAGGTCTCAACCGGTTGCTGCCTGCCGCGGTCCTCTCTTTTGCGGGAGCGATCGCCAAGCAACTGAACAGGCTGTTAACAGCTTCGCTCTCTTTCGTAGGAGCCTTCAGCACGATCTATGTGCCTGGGCTGATCATGGTCAGTTTCACAGCCACATTGGCGTTTGCCGGACTGCTCAACCGAAGGATCACTCGAGCCTTAACGGCCGCGCTCAATTTCATCGGCAATCTGTTCAAACCCACGCAACGATTGATCCTGGCTACCTTGTCTTTCGCTGGCGCGCTGCCTTGGCAGTTAGCTCGCGGTTTAACCGGCGCAGTCTCCTTCGCCGGCGCCACCACACGATCCTTACTGAAATTATTTGCAGCCGTCCTCGCGCTATCCGGAGCTCATTCCAAAACATTGTCTCGAACATTCGCAGCGTCTCTCCAATTAGCCGGAGTGCTCTTTCGGTCATCAGGTAAAACATTCTCGGGTCTCCTTTCTTTTGCTGGGGCGTTCACCAAGCAGGCCCAGCTGCTGCTCAGCGCCATTTTATCGTTCATTGGGGATTTCACTCCTCTCAAGATCAGTGGCATTATCCAGGTCAATCTGACCGCCGCGCTGCTGTTCAGCGGTCTCCTGGCCAAGCAAACGAGCCGGCTCCTGCTGGCAGGGCTCTCCTTCACTGTGGATCTCTTCCACGGGAAGAGCGCCATGTTTGAGGCATTCCTGGATTTCACCGGCAGCTTCGCCAAACAGACCAACAAATCACTGCCTGCCATCCTGTCCTTTGTAGCAAATCTCGCCAGAAATATTCTCAAATTATTCCAGGCAGTGTTGAACTTCATCGGCGCGATCCAGAAGATCAGATCCAAGCTGCTCGTTGGAACTCTATCATTCCTGGGAGTCTTCGCGAAACAGACTCAGCGTCTTCAACTCGCCATTCTGAGCTTCATCGGCGCGCTGTTCAGGGCAGTCACGATGCTCCTGACTGCGGTCCTCTCTTTCATTGGCGCGATCGCCAAGAGCCGGAACAAGATCCTGACCGCTGCGCTGAGCTTCGCGGGTGCCATCAGCAAGCAAATTAATAAACTGTTAGCCGCCACACTAAATTTAGCCGGCGTCCTAATTCACGGGATCTCCTACCTGCTGACTGCATCGCTCTCATTCGCTGGCAATTTGATCCGCGGCATCAACAAGCTCCTGACCGCCATCCTAAGTTTCATTGGGACGTTCATCCGCACCCATGTTTACAACCGGATTCTCACTGGCGCGCTCTCATTTGCTGGCGCAATTCATAAACAGACACAGCGGACACTGAGTGCCATGTTGAGCTTCATAGGGGCAATTTCACGCGGAATTGCCCATGTCTTGACCGCTGGACTCTCTTTCGGCGGACAGTTGTTCAAGAAACTTTTCCGACTGATCCTGGCTACATTTGCCTTCGTGGGCATCAAGATTGTTCAATCCGATAAAACCCTGAGCGGCGCGATTATAATTTCGGCTGTTTTATTGAAACGGACCAGCCGGCTGATTCAATCGATCATCTTCCTCAGCACGGTTCTGCTGCGCTTCACCACGGTCAAATTCGTGACCTCTAGTCTGTCCTTCATCGGCGACCTGGTCGGCCACATCCCGATCTCTTTCTTTGCCCTGCTGGAATCGATTCTCAGTTTCCGCGGGTATTTTCTGAATCAACTGGGCAAGTTTCTAAAGATATTCGTGGGCTTGCTGGCACCTCTGGGCATCAAGATCACTCTGCCCGAGCCGCAACTGGGCATCAAAATCTCTCTCGATGAACGGCATTTATAGCATTGACATTATCCCCAAAACTGATGTTTAAGGATCGATCCACTACGGATATCGTAGTGTTGCTGCTCACGATACTCGTTTGCATCATTCTGATCATGCTAATCGGTGGCGCGATCGTCGGGAAGCTTATTCACCCGCAGATGGAAATGACAAACATCACTGAGGTTGTAACGATCATGGTCTCAAACATCAGCGGCGCGCTGATCGGATGGATCGGCGGGAAGGCGGCCGGCAGAATGGAAGCGAACGGCAAATGAAGCACAAGTATCAGCGCGGCATTGACCTGATCAAACATTTCGAGAGCCTGTTTCTGAAAGCCTATCAGGATCCGGTTGGCGTCTGGACAATTGGCTGGGGTCATACTGGACTCAAACACAAAGATGGCACAGTGCACAAAGGCCGGACCATCACCGAATCCGAAGCCGAGGAGTTGCTCAAACACGACCTGCGTTCATTCGCGGATCGCGTGACCAAGTTAGTCAAAGTGAAAGTAACGGACGATCAGTTCGGCGCACTTGTCTCATTCGATTTCAATACCGGCAGCCTGCACAAATCCACGCTACTCAAAAAGCTCAATGCCGGTGATTACGATGGGGCCGCGGATGAATTCCTCAAGTGGAACAAGGCTGGAGGACAGGTGCTGCGAGGTCTTACCCGACGCCGCAAAAGCGAACGCAATCTGTTTCTGGGAGTGGAGGATTATATCGTTCCGGCTTGATCACTTCATTCTGCTGACGTATATGGCCACACCGATATACAATCCGACTAAGAACAGGATCACCAAGACCGCTCTGAGTGTATGACCCACATCCACGCTATTAACGATCTCCCCATGGTCAAAAGCAACAAGAAAGAAGAGCGGATTCGTCATTTGATGTCTCCATATAATCTCGGGGAGGCGCGTCGTGCCAAGGAATTTCGCAATTCAATTATTACTGTCATCCTTGTAGTTCTGATCGGGGTAGGAGCTCTGATCTTTCTCTTGCGCCATTGAAACGCGCAGGCAAAAAGACCAAGGAATGGGCTGCTGCGCGTAAAATTCTGAAGCCGAAATTCCAGGCGGCCGGCATCACCACCTGTGAGCTAGGCTATCGCAACTGTTGGTATGACAACGCGCTCTCTTTCGCTCATGCCCGCAAGCGTAACGATCTGCGACCTGGCGAGCTTTACGAAGTCATCCTTTGCTGCACACCCTGTCACGACATTCTGGAGCGCATGCCCAAGCCGATCATGTATGCAGCGGTCCACAAAATAATCGCAGCACGAAAAGATTTTCAGAAAAAGCTGTTGACTTAGCGAACAGTTGGACTCAGGCTCTTTTTCGTGCCGACTTCCACCTCCGAAAAGGAGATTATCCGCAAGGCCATGAGCCTGATTGGCTCTCGTAAAAGCCCTGCGAAAACTCGAGCGGCTCGGCGCAACGCCAAACGCAAAAGGAGAAAACGATGAGCACGCAGTATCACCTCTATCTCTGCAAAAACGGATGGATCATGACCACCCACTGTTGGAATTTCGAGCGAGCGGATGAGGTCTGCAATATGATGATCTTCCGCACTCTGCACGAATTTTCCAACTGGGTGATCTCACTTTCACCACCACAGGAAGTAAAAAGTAACAACGCACCAAGGAGGAAACATGGCAGGATTCAGAAAAGCCCAGCCCGAGCAGGCCGCTCTTAAAATCGGGATGTATGGCTTGGCAGGGAGCGGCAAGACCTTCACAGCTCTTCTCTGTGCCGAGGGTCTTTCAAAAGTAATTGGCAAACGCATTGCCTACATCGACACCGAACACGGAACCGACTTTTACGCTCAGGATGTTCCGCAGCGAGCCTATCATCCATCGGCCTTTGACTTTGATGCGATCTACACGCGCTCGATCACCGAAGTGCAGAGGGAAACCCAGAAGATCGATCAGAAAAAATACGGAATAATCGTCATTGACTCGGTCACTCATTTGTGGGAAGCAGCTATACAGGCATACGCGGGTGACCTAACAAAGATTGGAACCATTCCTCTTCATGCGTGGGGCAAAATCAAAAAGCCTTACAAAGAGATCATGGCCTTTTTGTTGTCCTCGACCCTGCACGTTTTCATTCTTGGTAGGCAGGGCAACGAATTCGAAGTGGACGATCGCACCGGAGAATTGGCGAAGGTCGGCGTCCGGATGAAGGCCGAACCGGAGACCGCTTATGAGCCACACATCCTCTTCCGCATGCAAGCCGAGAAACAGAAGGATGCCGTTGCCCTCATCACTGCCTACGCTGAGAAAGATCGGACAGGTATTCTTGCTGGACATACCTTCCAGCTCCCTACGTTCGACAGTCTCATCAAACCGCTATTGCCTCTGTTGGGAACAAAACAAGCCACAGTGGAAGATGTTGATAGCGTCGCAGCGCGGGACGCCGAGGCACTCGACGAAGCAGGGAAGCAGAAGGAAAAAGCCGGAGCTGATATCTTGGCTCAATTCTCTGCTCGGATTACTTTGTGCACGACTCCAGATCAGCTTAAAGCTCTTGGGAAGGAAATTACCCCTGAGCTCAAAAAACAGATGACCAACCAACAAGTCTCGGAGTTGAGGGACAGATACCTGGACGCCGAGGGAAAATTGAAAGCCAAATAGGATGGGACCACATGACCAAATCGCCGACGAAAACACGGAATGAACTATCTAAATATTTTGACGTAAAGGAAATAAGCGACCGGCGACGTTACATTCAAACATTAAAAACGTTCGCTGGGGCATATGAAGCTGCGGGAAAGGCGTTGGAAGCCATCAAGCAGCGCAGATTGTGGCGTCCATATTCCAGCATTAGAGAATTTTGTGAACAAGAGTGCGGCTGGACTGTTCGCCGATTAAATCAGGTTGTCGCATATACACGACTTAAGAGTAAATTACCCCCAGAATCGGGAACCATGGTTCCCAACGAGCGAGTGGCTCGCGAGCTTGCAAGGGTGCCGGAAGATCAGCGGGAAGCTGTTTTGGCCGAGGCATCTAAGAACGGCAAGGTCACTGCAAAAGTAGTTAAAGAAATTGTAGATAAACTACTTGGAACTGTCGAGCCTGTCGAAGACGAAGCCGAGCGCGTTATTATCGATCTCGACAAGACTGGCTATCCGATACCCGAATCAGCCCTGATGGTCTGGAAGCGAAGGGCTGAACCGGAGAAGATTCTCAATGTCCTGAAACAGGCGCGGGACATGATGCAGGAACTAATGCAGATGCAGTCCGGCCCCAATCCTGACCTGCTTTATGCCGGAGTCCATTGCAATGGCATTTACGCCAAGCTGGCCAACGCTTGCCGAGAATTTAAGGAAGCCATTCCCTACGCGGTCTGCACCACCTGTCAGGGCATTCACCCCGAAACCTGCAATTACTGCAAGGGCCGCGGTATGATCAGCAAGCTTCAATTCGAACGAATGAGTCCAGAAGAAATCGCAGAAATTAGAAAGAAAGCCCATGAAAGCACTGACGCCAGGTCACAATTACGAACTGCTCCATTTTGAAAACCCGCAGGGAGCCGAGCACATCCAGTTCATCGAGAAAAAACAGCAGGACGGTCAGATAGTCACCGTCAATGATGGCACGACCAATGAGGAAGTGCTGCTCATGCTGATTGATCGGCTGATATTCCTCAATCAATTACTGCCATGTCGCGAGACTTCCCTCGCCATTACCAAGGTGCAGGAAGCGTGGATGTGGCTCGACAAGCGCACCCGCGACCGCAGAGAGCGCGGTGTAGAAGGAACCTACAAGCCATGAAGGCCACCGAATTAATCACATTGCTCAAGGATATGATCGAAAAGCATGGCGATTTGGAAGTCTATTCCGAGTGCGATTGGTCTTACGTTCATTCCATATCGGCTGACAAAAAGTGGGACGAAAACGGTCAGCAAATCGATGATCTGCATTTCGTTTTAGAAGGATAAAAATGACCGAACCGTTTACATTGGAGCCAGAGCGAGAGGCAATACTTACTTTCACTGGTGAAGAATTGCGCGAGTTGAAATTGAACAAACCTGGACCCTCAGGCCAGATGGGTGGTTATCAGCAACTGGAAAACTGGATTATTCAGAACACAGATCCTCAGACTGGAAGGTGCCATTTCACTTCCAACAGGCTCGAGAGACTAATTCGTTACTGCAAAAATTATGGTTCGGGTGGCCCGAATGATCGGTTGCGTAGAGCTTGCATTCCGGCTTTGCGACGACACGGACTCTTCCCATGATTCAGCTCCGCGATTACCAGATTGCTGCCGTTGAGGCCGTCCTCAAGGAATGGGAAGAAGTGCGCTCCACGCTCATTGTGGAACCCACTGGCACTGGCAAGACCACGATCTTCAGCAACATCATTGATCGAGTGCAGCCGGCGCGCTGCATGGTGCTGGCGCACCGCGAGGAACTGATCTTCCAGGCCAAGCAGCGCATCGAGGACCAGGCCGATCTGCAATGCGACATGGAGATGGCAGAGTTTGATGCTTCCATCCACCAGCTCTTCAAGGCTCCAGTAGTCGCGGCCACCGTTCAGACGATGATCAGCGGCATTGGCGAGCGGCGCCGCATGCATCGTTTCGACCCTTACGATTTCGGCTACCTTATCATCGATGAAGGCCATCACTCGACTGCTCGTTCGTATCGCGAGATCATTAAATATTTTACCCAGAACCCCGCTCTCAAAGTGCTTGGCTGCACAGCTACGCCAGACCGAGCAGATGAGGAAGCTCTGGGACAAATCTTCAACACGGTAGCCCATTGCTACGAGATCCTGGATGCCATTCACGATGGCTGGCTGGTTCCCATCGACCAGCAAATGGTGGAAGTCGAAGGCTTGGATTTTAGCAGCGTTCGCACCACAGCGGGCGATTTGAATTCTGCCGACCTCGCCTCCGTCATGGAGAGCGAAAAGACGCTACACGGTGTCTGCGGCGCGGCAATGGACATTATAGCAGACCGTCGAGCCATTGTATTCACCGCCAGTGTGCGCCATGCGGAAATGGCCTGTGAGATTTTCAATCGACATAAACGAAATTCGGCCGAGTGGATTTGTGGGAGGACCCGAAAAGATGAACGTCGAACTACTATGCAGTCTTTTCGTGAGGGGGATGTGCAAATTCTCTGCAACGTGGGCTGCGTTACAGAGGGAGTGGATGTTCCCGCGAGTGAGGTAGTCGTAATGGCGCGGCCCACCAAGAGCCGCAGTCTGTATGCCCAAATGGCTGGAAGAATACTGCGGCCCTTGCCAGGTCTTGTGGATCTCCTTGCGACCCCAGAGGAACGCAAGCAAGCGATCGCTGAGAGTATTAAACCCTCCGCATTAATTATCGATTTCGTGGGAAATAGTGGTCGTCACAAACTGATCACCAGTGCCGACATCCTGGGCGGCAACGTCAGTCAGGAAGCAATCGAACTGGCTGTTCGCAAGGCTCGCGAGAGCGGCAAGCCGGTGCGGATGAATGAAGAATTGGACGAAGCCGAGCTGGAGCTGCGCAAAAAAGAAGAAGAGCGCCGCAAGCGTGAAGCAGCTCGGCGTGATCGGCTGGTGGCCAAGGTCAAATACCAAAAGAATTACATTGATCCTTTCAATGCATTTGATCTCAAGCCTGTGCAGGAACGAGGCTGGGACCTTGGCAAGGTGTTGAGCCCCAAGCAACGTGCTTTGTTACTTCGCTTGGGCATTGATGGCGATGCCATGCCTTTTGGTCAGGCACGACAGATTTTGAATGAACAGTTCCGTCGCTGGAAGAACAACCTCTGCACCTTGAAGCAGGCGGGAGTTTTGAAACGCTTCGGATACGAAACCAAGGAACTAACCAAAGTAGAAGCCAGTAAGTTACTCGATGCCTTGGCGAGGAACAACTGGCGCAAACCACAGAAAGTAGCATAATTATGTTATTCGAAGTAGCTCTAACCCAACGACCAACCAAAAAAGAAGAGGAAGAAGGCAAAGGCGAGACACTCGTCATGCCACCAAGACCAGTAGTTGCTGATACAGATCAGGCAGCAGCTATTAAGGCGGTGACAGAATTCAAAGCTGATGGGAAAAATGGTGAGATCAACCTTGATCGGGTGAAAGTTTATTGCCGCCCTTTCTGCGAATGAGTCGGGACGCTGCGCCTAACTCATTACCAACAAGCAGCAAACCGCGCCCTCGGCCTGATTTCGCAGCCATGGCTCGGACTATGACCGGAGATTATCCTGAATCAAGCACCATTGGTGCGGCCACTGGTAATATGTCATTCATGACTTCTACCACGGCACCGAAAGGGACAACTTACACGGCTTCTGCTCTGATAGGATGAGTTCAGATTTTTCCAACAGGACCGCATGGATTGATGATGAATCTGGTTTTGCCCGTGAATTGGCGCGAGGCCGTAAGACTCAAATCAGAGTGGCTATGCGGCTTTTGCCTCTTGGTCTCTGGCTCAGAGTTGGTGGATTATTAGAGCGAAATGGCATAGCCAGCCAAGACGAAGAATGCCAGAATGAAGGTGATGTTGAGATCGAAGGAAATCATCTCCTGGAAGTGAAAGGTCGTGATCTAGAATTCACTTCTAGGGATGATTATCCTTATCCAACTGTCATTGTATGTGCGCAGCGACGATGGATTAATCGAGGCAGGAAACCTTGTGCGATTATAATTGTTTCAGAGATAACTGATGAAGTCTTGGTTATTCCTGGTAATAGTTCAGCAGAATGGACTGAATCAAAAAAACATGATCGAATCCGAGATATTGACTTCATGGCGCTGGAAGCTCCATTGAGTTGTGTTACAACATGGGAACGGCTGGTTGCTCACATCAAGGAAAGGAAGCACATGCCTTGATTCGAATCTACTCCAAGCCAATAAGCTACATGTTGCATCATAATGGCGACTGGTGCGCTGAGCTTCAGTGTGTTACAACAGACCGAGCTCACGCACTGGCCGACACTTACTTTCATCTTGGCTATAACGCATTTGTGTGCGTGTTAGACCACAGCAACGATCCTTTTGAACTATGTCCGAACAAGCATGGACGCGGGTAACGCGTCAGAAACGTTGTCCTGTCTGCCAAAAGCCCGATTGGTGCACGATAGGCGAGAAAGGCATCTGCTGCATGAGAGTGGAATCCACTCGCCCCATGCACAATGGCGGATGGTTCCACCCATTACAGGAAGGATACCATACTTATGAGCCCAGACCCAAGCCGCAGTCAGAAATTAAAGAGAATCTCGACAGCCTCTATGCGTATTGGATTGCTCGCTCGCGTATCCGCGTGGATCAGCTGGCTCAACGACTTAAACTGGAAGTGGCTGCGCTTGATGATGTCGGGACAGCTTACGCCGAACCTTTTCAGGCGTATGCGTTCCCGATGCGTCTCCCGTCTGGTCGTCTGGTTGGCATACGTCTGCGAAACGATGCTGGAAAAAAGTGGGCGGTGAGGGGCTCCAAGGCTGGACTGTTCATCCCGTTTGATGCCGGCAAACGTTTACCTTGGAGCCCGCTCTTTGTATGCGAAGGACCCACTGACACTGCTGCTGCGCTCAGTCTTGGGTTCTTCGCCATCGGCCGTCCCGCCTGTCTTGGCCAAGAGGAAATGGTGCGTGAGTTGCTCAAAACTCTTCATCCTCGGGAAGTGATTATCTGTTACGACAACGACAAACCAGGCATTCAGGGCGCCGACAAATTGATTCGCATCCTACGTCGGCCTGTCATCCGGTTTGTCCCACCCGCCAAGGATCTGCGGCAGTTTGTGACTTTGGGTGGCACCCGCGAGTTGGTGCTTTCCATTCTGGGAGGGGAGCTGACCTTATGAGATTGGTATCCCCTGGAAGCCATTCCGAAGAAGGGAAGGCTCCTTGCTCAATATCAGGGGCAA